CGCAGCTTCTTCATCAGCTTCAGGTGGTGGTTCTGTAACGGCTAAATACCAAATAAATGTCGGCCCAGAGTTTGTAGTGCCGTTAGTAGGTTGGGGTGCTGGTGGGTGGAGTGAAGGCACATGGGGCAACGGTGCTACTTCTACAGACTCTTTGCGTTTATTTAGCCAATCTAATTTTGGTGAAGACCTAATATTCGGGCCACGCGGAGGTAGTATTTACTACTGGGATGCTAGTAATGGGCTTACTACACGAGCGGTAGAGTTATCCACGCTATCTGGAGCATCCAATGTGCCCGTTATACAAAATTTTATATTTGTATCTGACGTAAGCAGGTTTGTGTTTTGTTTTGGAGCTAATACGTTAGGAGTAACTACACAAGACCCTATGCTCCTTAGATGGTCAGACCAAGAAGACCCAACTAATTGGACTCCTAGCGCCACTAATCAAGCTGGCGATCTAAGGCTATCTATAGGGTCAGAGATAATAAACGCCGTACAAGCTAGCCAAGAAATATTAGTTTGGACAGATGCTGCGCTGTATGCACTCCAGTATGTTGGCGCTCCTATAGTGTGGGGATCGCAGTTACTAGCAGATAATGTATCTATAGCTTCACAAAATTCTGCGGTGTTTGCTGCGGGAGTGACTTACTGGATGGGCTTAGATTCGTTTTACGTATACGACGGTAGAGTTTCAGTGCTGCCATGTTCTGTAAAACGTCATGTGTTTCGTGACTTAAACTCTGAGCAAAGAGAACAGTCGTTTGCAGGGTCTAACGAAGCCTTTAGTGAAGTATGGTGGTTCTACCCATCAACAGGTTCGACAACAGTGGATAAATACGTTGTCTACAATTACGAACAAAATATCTGGTATGTGGGTAGTTTATCAAGATCTGCTTGGCTGGATGCGGGTGTAAGGCAGTTTCCTACTGGGGCCACTTACAGTAACAATTTAGTCACTCACGAAGATGGTTTGGATGACAATGAAAGTGGAACTAATACAGCCATAACAGCATTTATTACTTCTGGTGAATTTGACATAGAAGATGGCGATAAATTTTCATTTATACGGCGTATTTTGCCTGACATAACTTTTGATGGCTCTACAGCAGACAGCCCCACAGCCACACTAGAGTTATTGCCACTACAGTCATCGGGTTCTGGGTACAACGATCCCCGTTCAGAAGGAGGGTCGAACAGCGCCTCTGTTATACGATCTGCCACAGTGCCCGTAGAAAAATACACTACTCAAGTAAACACTCGTGTTCGAGGCAGACAGCTATCTATTAAAGTACAATCCGATGCTTTGGGTGTGCAGTGGCAGTTGGGGGCACCTAGATTAGACATACGTCCTGACGGAAGAAGATAATGCCAGCAGATATAACCTTCGTAGCACCTCGATTACCGGATCCTCCTAAAGAGTATCAAAAGACGTTTCTTGAACGGTTCAACAATACCTTACGTTTGTATTTTAATCAGTTGGATGACGGCATAAGGAAAGCAGCCACATCACCTGAAGCTCAAGCACAGGCATGGTTCCTTGGCTAATCAATACAAAAACGCAAAAGTAGATTTGACGGCTACCACAGCCACTACGCTCTATACGTGCCCTACGGCAACTACAGCGATTGTTAAATCTATTCTTGTGTCTGAAGATTCAGGGAATGCGGATACCATAACAGTTACGCTAACCAACGCATCTGCTGCGGTATTTAGTTTATTTAAGACTAAAGCAGTTAGTGCTAACGCCACGGTAGAGCTACTAACTGCGCCCATAGTAGTAGAAGAATCGGAGATACTAAAAGTAACTGCTGCTACCGCTAATAGGCTTCATGTGGTAGCTAGTTTGTTAGAGATTTCTTGATGTTTGAACCTGATATAAATTTTGATCCAAGATTATTACCGCCTTATGGAGTTTCTCCCCGTAGGCGCATACCACCTGTTGCACCGAAAACACCGCAGGAAGAAACAAGGGATGTTGTAGGGGTAAGACCGAATGTAGATCCAAGAGAGCAGACTGCTGTTACGCCTGTAACTCCCGTAACTCCTGTAACTCCTGTAGCTCCTGTAGCTCCTGTAGCAACTCAAACGTCTGCGCCAATAACTCAATCAGAACCACTTGTAGCTCCTATAGCTCCTGTAACATCTGCACCTACATCTGTGGCACCTGCACCTACATCTGTGGCACCTGCACCTACATCTGTAGCACCTACAGAAGAGTCAATACAGACACGCGGAGAAAATAAACCTGTAACGGCTAAAGAGGCCATTAGTAATTACAAAAGTACTCTGCTTAATGCAGCAGATAATAATGTTTATGACACAGTAGATGACGTGGATGAAGTGGATGACTTTT